ATGAAACGCCTGAAAATAACTCCGGTGAAACATACTCAAAGCGGGCGCTGGCAGGTTCGTATTCCGGCCAAACTTTCCGGATCCGGAAAGAGAGAAACAAAATATTTTCCGACCAAAGCGGAAGCAATGGGATATATCTCCAACCTGGAAGACGTTGCTGCAGGGTTGCATTTGGGGGAAACGTTGATGACAAGATCAGAATATGATGCCATCATCGAAGAACTTGCCCGTTTAGCACCGTTCAACGTGACGCTTAAGGATGTTATTGACTATTACATCGCACGGCATCGGGCCAGTGATGCACGCAAAATATCTATTCTTGAGCCTCTTTACCGTGATACGTTGCAAGATGCCTCTTCTCATTACCGGAGCCGTGTAAAACAGGTTTTAGGTGCTTTTGCCTCTGTATTTGGGGATTGCCTGATTGACGACGTGACGCCGGATGAATTTGAAAAATGGCTGTCCGGATGGAAAACGACGCCGCCTTCATACAATTCCGCGTTGCGCCACATTAAGCCGTTTTTTACGTGGGCCATCAGCAAAAAATATGCTGTTCAATCACCCGCTGAAGGAATCAAACAACGCAAGCACCAGAGGGCGCCTATTTCCATTCTTACGCCCGCGCAGGCACATTCCCTGCTGGCCGCTTGCCGGGATTATTCCGCAGACGAAAAAATGCCGGAAAATCTGCGAGTGAATGCGGCAGACATGAAAATAGCAGTAGCTGTTTTGCTTTTTGCCGGTGTCCGACCTGAGGAAGTTACCGAGCTGACGTGGGAACATGTCAAGCTGGCCCATGGCTATATCAGAGTTGAACCGGAAGTCAGTAAAACCAACTCTGTACGTCTGGTGCAGATAGAGCCAAACCTAAAAGCATGGCTGGAAACCGTGTTGAAAGGAAAACGTGTCGGTAAGCTGGCCCCGAAGAATTGGCAGCGCAAATGGCAGGCGGTACGTCGGAGAGCCGGCATCAGTCATTTAAATGACGTTTGCCGTCATTCCTACGCCTCTTACTGGCTGGCTGCCCATCGGGATACGCACGGACTACTGGAAAACATGGGGCACACCACCAGCAAGACGACGATTAAATATTACCTGACAGCCTGTAATCCTGAAGATGTACCTGTATATTGGGAGATTTTCCCTGAATACAAAGACGCTAATTGAATGCTAGGGTTCGGAGTATTCGGGCGGCTCACTCCCACGGCGAACTTTCGGACTAGAGTACAATGCTCAAATTAAGAATCTTATCTGAATGCATAATGAGAACATCCGTCAATCTTCTTTCCAAAAACTGAACACAATAAACTCGTAACCCTTCACGACGGGCAAGTTTTAGAGCAGGAACTAAATCGGAATCTCCCGTGATCATAACAATAGTATCTACTGTCTGCCGTATGGCCATGCAAGCAATATCCATACCTATTTTTAAATCAACACCTTTTTGGTCTATCTCTGGAAAAAGGTCTGTAGGATAGATAGTTAATGAAGGGGAATAAGTAGATGAGGAACTAAAACTCGGAGAACAGGTAGATGAGGAACTAAAATTTGGGGAGCTGGCAGTTCCTGATGTAGAGGAGCATCTTTTAAAAACCTTTGGTTTTAAAGCCCATGAATTGGTTTTAAGTTCGCCCATTCTCAAGGCAAAATCTGATTTCATTACGAGCTCGGTATGTAGTTTCCTCGCATTTTTAGCCAAATCGGATTTGCCCAAGTCTATTTCGTGTTTGTCTAAAGGATTTCTCACTTTAGACTGTAACGGCGGAGCATCATAATAAAACATACGCAAAAGGTCTTTAGAGGAAAGCTCTGGCAAAGTTTGAACCTTTTTCATAACTTCTTCCACATCTGTAGCTGTAGGATAGTGGCTATTAGCCGGAGAAAATATTTTAGTGAAAAATCCTCCATCAATGAGTATTGCGTATTTGTTGGTATTCATGACAGCGTTTTGAGAGCAGAAAAAAAGAGGGCAAGGTTCACCTTGTCCTCTTTTTCATGAAGGATGAGACCCGTGCCGCCGGTGCAGGGTTAGATACCTGCTTGTATATTTACCGGGGGACTTGGGTCGTTACTATATCCATCCCACAGAGGAACCATATCAAATATGATTCATTTGTCAAGTGAGCTTGTGTCATAAAAATACTTTTCCCCTTGACACTCAATTTTACTTTTTCTGCATAAATACACTATCAATGTGAATGATCAGTTGTCAATTCCGTGAGGTATCATCCTAAGGAACGTTATAGAGTATGGTTTTCTTTATAAGCAAAAGCATCAATGTATTGCTTGCTACTTACCAGGGAGCCATTTTCATAGATTGTAATACGGCACGTCTTTGTCCTTGCTGCAGAATGAATCCGGCATCTCGTAGGCGTCTAATCAGATCTCGTATTCGCATAAGTGATGTTGAAGATACGAGAAGAGGGGAGAGTTTCAATGAACGCTGTCCGAATGGAAGAATCAGCCTTTTTAATAGCCGAGGATTACATGAAGCAGGTGATTCGGCTGGGACGAGTGTTCGGCGCGGCAGGAGGATTGTCAGCGGCATGACGAATAAGGCGATTCAGACTGCCGGGCAGTATATGATGCTGGGAGCCGCTCTAATGAATCCTGTGAAGACCGTGCCGGATGTGGTGGATTAGAATAATGGTATTCAAACAGATATGTCTGCATCCAACATGAAATTTTTAGTATTTTAGTGTCTCTCTAGTAAAGAGATGTGATACTAAGTCACGTTTTGGACTTGTCAATAGCCACATTCGTGGCTATTGACAAGTCCAAGTTAGTTTGTAGTATTACTCATACCATGACCTGTTCGTACATCCCGGATGAACCGCTTGCTGCATATCGTTCCCTTTTCAAGGAAATGATTGAGAAAGATTATCCAGATGTATTGAACAATCGTAGTCGGGATCATGCTATGGTAATTATTCAGGAGCTTATTAGCTCTGCAGAAGAATCTGTGTATATTCTATGCTCCAGGTTATCCCGAGATATTTACGGAGACAGCAAGACCATGCGGTCTATCGAACAAGCTTTAAGCAAGGGGGTAGAATTTCATGTATATATACGCACTCCTTATCCTGAAAGTGAAGAATGTTATCGTTTGTTGATGACTTATCAAGCAACCGTGCAAACCGGATATCAAACAAATCCGAATATAAATGATTTCTGCGTAGTCGATAAAAAACGTTATCGCAAAGAAGTAAACCAGACTCAGAGAGAAGCAATTGTTTGCGCCAACGACACAATAGAGTCAACAAAGCTAATTTCTTTTATTATTTGAAATACTTGTCCATCTATTTCCATGGAGGGTTTGTTCAATATTGATTGGAATCATTTGACATATTCGTCATTTAGTTCGTTGATGTGTTGTTTTTTAATGGTCACTACTATTTGGGATAATCCTCGTAATACTATCAAAAATGCTTTTAATAGTCTCTTTGAAGGATTGAAAAATAAAATGCATGAGCAACATGCTCAATTGACTCACCTTAATCCTGCAAAAAAGATGGAGCATATTGAGTACATGGATGGTAAATATGAAGAGATGGCTTGTCTCTTAGAAAATGATTTGGAAAAAGCATTAAAGATTTATAAATATGCTGCTGTTGTTGCTTGTATGCTAGCGACTTTTTTTCTTTATATTGGAAAAACAGATTATTTAGGACGTGTAAATGCTTATCTCTTATTTCCTATTTTTATTTCCATCTTTTGGATGTTTGTTGCCTATCTTATAAGAAGATACAAATTAAAAAAATGCTACCATACTGTAGAGGAGCATGGAAAATTTGAGAATTCCATAGCAGAAACTCATGCTCTTCAGAGGGAATAATCCATAACTACCAACCCTTCTCCTTAGTCTTTTGGACTGTGCTCATTTAACTGCCCGTCAGAGCGTATGCGGGCCGGTAAACCGCTTATGGCTACTCACTCTTCGATTCCTTAAGAAGTGAAATGGCAATAAAAAACCGCCCGCGTTGGGAAACGCGGGCGTATTACTAGAAAAAAGCCCTTGATTTTGATATCAAGGGCAGAACAGTTTTTTGAAAAGATATCAAGTCATAAGTTGGATACATGCTGATGGATTTTATCCAGATTAGGAGATATGCAAAAAGTTGAAGGGGCTAATGAAGCCCTAACTACTCTTATAGGAAATTGTACAGGAGCTGGCCCCAGAAGTGATTTATTGATTTTTCGTTCCGTATCATATTCATCCAAGGAATTATTGACGCCTAATACTACACGTGACAAAGTGGGCATTATGTTATTATACAAATAGATATAGGAAAAAGAACTTTTTTTGTTTTTTACTTCTTTTGGATGAGCGGAGGATAAGGGGACAATGATTCTGTATTCTTGCTCATGTTCCCACCCCAGATATTTTGTTGACATTAAATCATATTGATTTCTGGTATTCTTTTCTATCCTATTAGAACTATATATAACTTTGCGTATATTAACATCTTTTTCTAATTTGTTTAATAGGCCATGTCTTCTATTAAAATAACAACCGATATGAATATTATTTCCTATTATTGAGAATTGGGTTGAAAAAACAAGACAGGCCCCCTTATTTCTATCTGCATATTGTCCCCACATCATTGGAGATGTAATTGTTGAGGATAGACAAATATACCCATATTCTCTAACTAATGGAGAAACAGAATCTTCAGCAGAATAGATATTTTCTGTCGTATCATTAGTATATTCTGTTCTGGATAGCTTTAAAGCCTTATCTTCAAGAATAGAAAATAACTGCTTTTCTGATACATAAAGATATAAATTTTTAAAACCTCTAATACGCTTAATGTCGCTTCCTGTATCAATATATTCATCTACACAAGGGATAAAATCATCCAATTCGTCTAGAGTTTTTTCAGCCATTTTAAAGTAGTAAAATATTAAAGAACATTAAGCCTTCTCCCACCTGTCCAGGGTTTCCACATAGATGCCGGAGATTTTGCCGCCGTCCATGGGTTCGATGTCTCCGAAGTTGGGGTTGATGGGATGGAGGGTGTATTCCATTTTGCCGGTTTCCGGGTTTTTCCTGCGAACCAGTTTTTTGAGCGTCACGCCGCGTTCATCATGGTATTGAACAATGGTTCCAGGTTTGGGGATGGGGGGGATGGTGTATTTTTTCATGATGACCACGGAGCTGTCCGGAATGGAAGGTTCCATAGAGTGACCGTTCACGCGCAGCAGGTATTCCCCTTTTTCCAGTTCACGGTATAGTCGGATGTCCTGCGGAATGGTGTCTCCATCCGCCAGGTTGCCGGCGGCAATGTTGCCGATGATTCGTCCCTGGGCTTCCAAGGAGGGGGCTGTGAATGTTTCTACCGGGGTAAACTTCTTGCGGGCTGCCTCTTTTTCTTTGGCGGCATTTTGAATAGCGGTATTGACGAATTCCAGGAAGGTTTCTTTGTGGGCTTTAGCGGCCTCACAGATAATGTCCCATTCTTCATCTGTGAAGTCGATGACGATGCGGGGAGAGGATTCGGCTTCTCCGTTCATTAGTTTTTGGAGCTGAAGAACTGCATAAGCAGGGAATGCCCCTCCGGGAGCAAGCCAGTTGTCTATGGTTCTTTTAGGCGTGTTGAGTTTCCCTGAAAGCCAAAAGCGATCCTTACCTATAGTTTTGAGCCATTTTTTTACGTCTTCTTTAGTCGGCGTCATACGTTGATTTTACGCACATTTCATGAAAAGTCAACCTATTGATTAGAAAATATCACGCATAAAACATGAAATGTGTGTTGACGTGTTCATGATTTTTACGTAAAAAGATTTCATCAACTACGAGAGATCATGAAAACAGAAATCGACTTAGACAAATTGCCGGACGGCTGCAAGAGCCATCTGCTGGCCGAAGCGGAAGAAGGGTTGAAGCCTTCGGAGGCTATTATTCGCATCCTTGAACGAGAATCATTCCGCAGGGGATTCCGTGTTCACTTGACCACGCCCCGCGATCTTCCCCGCCCGAAGAACCCCAAGAAGCCAGCGGCATGAACATGAAAACCTCCCCCCCCAGGAAAGAACCATGAATACAAATACTGAATTACCGAAGAATGCAAAGCTGCTTACCGTGGAGGAAGCGGAGGAGTTGTTTAAGAACACAACTGCTTACTATCTTGATAAAGAAACAGGAGAGATTTGTAGACAAAGCATTTCCCTCCCTGCTTCTCCAATAAGAGGGACAGAGTTGCTGATTATCGGCCATGACTGGCAAACAGCGATGCACCTGGTCATTCAGTCTCCTTTGTGGGAACGCCTGATGGAGTCTTTGAGCGAAAAGGCCACCGCTATGCAGGCAGAACTAGATGCTGCGCGATGCCGAGGAGTAGTGATTGAAAATGTTGAAGGTCTTCGGAACAAGGATGCTCAGGGGACGTTCTCCATTGGAGGCTGCGAGGTAAATGACGTTTGTTTTTGAATCAAGGGGGCTAATAGCAACAATCATATTCTTGTTGATGATGTGCTTGGCACCTGATTTATCAATGACTTCAATAAAAGGATTATCCATAGCGATTCCAAAATAACAAAATGAGAAGATTTCACAATAATAAATGCTGCCGGTGGGAAACCGTTTCCATAGCCATTGTGGTTTCCCTCAAAGCGAAAGCAGGCAGCACCAATTTCCAACAAATAACCAATGATGAACCCGAAGGACACTACGACGACTGAACTATGGAAGAAGCCCTGATCGAAGAATTGAAGCTGCTCGGATGGCACGAGCTTTAACCCGCCCCCTGAACAACAATGAGAAAAATGACGAACGAACAATACTGGTTGCGCCGCGACCACTCCGAGAAAATGGAATCCCTTTACGGCCGCCCGATAGGATTTCCGGAAGACGTACTCAACCCCCGGCCCGGTATCGTACAGAACCTTGTCTTTTCCGCTCTGCTGGTTGGGATTTTCACGATCATTTATTTCATCATTAATGCATTTCTATAATGAAAGAACAACAGTATGAACCGACCATGTCCCTTGCTCAAGTATGCAAGGCTGCCCGTGAAAAAACTGGTGAAAAACCCATTCACCCGACAAATGCGGCGAAGTGGATTGCTGCCGGGAAGATACGCAAACACGTTGTTTGTGGGCTTATTCGTCCCCGCTTTTACCTCTCCGAATTTATAGAGGACTACTACAGAAATATCGCGCCCCGTTCGGTTGCCAGAATCCGTTAACCCCTTCCAACTACCCATAAACAAAAAGGCCGGGGCCAGCAGGAACTGACACCCGACCTGAATACAATCAAACAAGGAAATAATATGAGCCTATTACAAAACATCAAGCGCGGAGTGCAGCAGCGTCCGCAGCGTGTCATCATCTACGGGCCGGAAGGCGTGGGAAAATCCACGCTGGCGGCCGGGTTGCCCGCCCCCCTCTTCCTGGACACGGAAGAAGGAACCCAGCACATGAATGTGGACCGCATCCAGGTAGACCACTACGGCGCCATGCTGGAAGCCCTGCAGGACATCTACAAGGAAGCCCGGAACGGAAACCTCCCTTACAAAACGCTCGTCATCGACACGGGAGACCGCCTGTGGGACATGTGCGCCCGCCAGGTCATCAGGGACTACAACACCTCCCCCAAAGACGGAAAAATCTCCTCCATCGAAAGCATCGGCTATGGAAAAGGGTACGCCCAGGCCAGCGAAATGTTCGTCAACCTGCTTTCCGTCTTTGACAACTGCCGGAGCGCAGGGCTGCACATCGCCGTCATCTGCCATTGCCGCGTGGAAACGGTGAACCCTCCGGAAGGGGAAGCCTACACCATGTACACCATCAAAATCAACGCTCCGGCCAAACAGGCCATCACCGCCAAGGAAAAACTCAAGGAATGGGGGGACGCCATCCTGTTCTGCAACTACGTGACCACCTTCACGGACGGAGGCAAGGCCAAAGGCGGGGAACTGCGTGCCGTCTACACGGAGCACCGGGCCACCTGGGAAGCCAAAAACCGACACGGGATGCCCGCGGTCATGGCGATGGACGCCGGGGAAATCTCCCGCTTTCTGTTTGCCACGGATTCCGATTCTTCCGGGGGCGCTCCTGCAACTGACGCCCCTCCGGCAAACGATGAACAGGCACCGCCTCCCTCCGCATCAGCGGGAGACCGTCAGGCGGATGCCCTGGCCGCGGTGATTGACCACGCAAAAGACGCCCTCGCCTTCATGATCAGCCGCGGAATCATTACTGCCGGACAAGGGCTGGAAGAAGTCCCGGCGGAATATGCCGCCCGGATTTTGAAAACTCCCGCCCGGTTCAATAACTCCGTAAAAGAATTCATGGAAGGAGGGGCGTGCCAATGAAACCCGTCACCTGCATCAACGTCGCCCGCGAAACCGGGCATGCCGTCCTCTCCCTGGACGGAGCGGAATACGCCGTCAGCCTGGACGACCTGCAAAAAATCCTCGCTGACATTGCCGGGCCCCGTCCGGCCCCGGCCACGGAACTATTGAGGCCGTCCCTGCTCCCCAAGCTGGCGCAATGCCCCTGCTATGTCTCCTCCCCTGACGCGGGGGAAGCGGCCCGGCGGGGAACCCGCATGGACGACGCCTTCCGGTCCCTGCTCATGGGAGTGGACGAATTCAGGGCGTGTGAACACCTGAAAGCCGATGAAAAAGAATCCATCCTCTGGGCGGTGAAAACGGTCCGAACGCTCTGCTCCGGCGAAGAGGTCATTGCCGACAAAAACCGCTGCGCCTTCCCGCAATGGCACCCCCGCGTGACAGGCGGGGAAGCGGACTGCCTCTGTCCCGCGCTGGGCAAACTCTTCGACCTCAAAAGCGGCCAAATCCGCAACTACTGGGAACAGCAGGCCTCTTACGCGAAATCCTTCATGGAACGGGAATTCATGGATGAAATCACCTGCCACCTCCTCTACTGCGACCAGCAGCAAATCGTCACCCGGAAATTCACCTACCGGGAAGCCATCTCCATCGTCAACGGCGTGGTGGACGCCGTTGACCGCGGCGGCGGGCCGCGCCTCTGCGACTACTGCGGCTGGTGCGCCTCGCAGGACACCTGCCCGCTGCGGAACCGGGCGGCGCAGGAAATGCTGACCCTGGCGGAAGCCGGAACGCTGGAAGAAAGCTTCGCCGAAATCGCGGAAAACCCATCCAGGCTGGCGGAATTCGTCACCAAGGCGGCTGTGCTGGAAAGTTACGTCAAAAAAGGAAAAGAAAAAATCCTCGACTACCTCAACAACGGAACGGAAGTCCCCGGATTCAGGCGCGTCTCCCGGAAAGGCACGGACACCGTCGCTCCGGAAGACGTCGCCAAATACGCCACCTGGATTGGCGTCCCGAAACTCCTGAAATCCTATGGCCCGCTCAAGGCGGACGTCTTCCGCGCCCTGTTCGCGGAAGCATTGCCGGAACAACAATTCCCGGAAGAACTGGTCAGGACGGGGGCCGGATCCTCCTACGTCAAAAAAATCTCCGTCTCCAAAACCGCAACCACCAAATAACCATTATGTTCAGTTACATATCAGAAGGCGAGCCCAGCGAATACGGATTCCTCCCCGCGGGCGTCTACGAAGGAAAAATCGTCAAAATGGAAGAAGGAATCTCCCAGGGCGCCAAAACGCGGGGATGCCCGCAGCTGGCCGTCCACATCAGAGCCTTCGGCCCTGAAGGGGCGGCGACGGTCCGTTACTACCTGACCAACTCGAAAGACCTGGCCTGGAAAATTGACCTGTTCGTCAAAAACGTTACCGGGAACGTCTACCAACCCGGCCAGCAGGTCATCATCAACCCGGCGGAATACCTCGGTAAACCCTGCTACGTCCGGCTCAACGTCAGACAGGGAGACAAGCCCAGGGCAGACGGGACTTATCCCGAATTCAGCAACTGCGAAGACGTGCTGGGGCCGGACGAAGCCCGGGCCATCATGGCGGCGCAGGACAGGACAGCGGCGGGGCGCGGCGGAGCGCCCCTGCCTCCGCGCCCGGCGGACCTGCCGGCCAACAACCACATGAGCGCCACGGCGGGACCGCCGGCGGAAGAAGACGAAATCCCCTTCTAATCAACAGCCATGAACAAGCCGATAACCATCATGCTGCCGATTGTTCCCCCGACGAAAACGCACCAGAACAAAAAAATCGTCAACATCGGGAAACACGCCAAACTGGCGGACACGAAAGAATTGAAACTGGTCATCAGCGATTACCTGACCCTGCTGAAACCTTATCAACCGGCCCGGCCCCTGACGGGGCCGGTCTCCCTGAAGCTGGCCTTCGTCTGGCCCTACCGCAAGAGCGAGCCGAAAAAAAACCGGATCGGGCTCATTCCGAAAACGACCAAACCGGACTGGGACAACCTGGCCAAAACCCTGCAGGATGTCCTGACCCGGTTGAGATTTTGGGAGGATGACGCCCAGGTGTATTCCGCGTCCGTGGATAAATGGTGGGGCGAAGAACCACAAATAACAATCACTGTGCAAGAAGGATCAGAGCCATGAAACGGAATCCTCACATCATCGTTCAGCAGGTTTGCCCCATGAAGAAAACCGACGACGGGAAATACGAAGTTCAGGCCGCGATTGTACACCACAAAGGAATTATCGCCCGCTATCGCATGGAGTACCCCACGAAACGGCATGCCCGGTGGGCGCAGCACCTTATTTGCACGGTGAATAATGCTTCACGCCTCCGTTGTTCTGATGGACTTAAAGCCTTGATTGAGAAAGGAACCATACGATGAAAAAATTTCAATGCCCACTGTGCGGAACAGTCTTGCAATTTTTCCATGAACTTAAATTTGGAGGGCTGGGCCGTGTCGGATGTTCATCCTGCGAATGGGTAACTTTTTTAGCGTCGCCGCCTCAGGCTTGGAAGGCCGCTGAAAAATATATTTCTGGATTTCCTCCCATCATGAGGGTCTGGCCGGGGGACAAGTTGCAAGTAGAGGATGGAAGCATTTGTGAAGTGATAAACGTTAATAAAAATCTAGCAATGATGGACGTGAGGAGAGGTGAAGGAAGACCGGTATTCACGATTGCAGATACTCATGTCATTAGATGGCCTTGGGAACTCGAACAGGAGGGAGGGACGGAGCAATGATTAACATCCTCTTATCCGTCAGGCGGCCTTTCTCCGGTTTTATCATGGACGGGGAAAAGAGATGGGAACTGCGTAAAAACGCACCCCGCATCCCCCGCGGAGAACACGTCACACTGTGGCTCTATGAATCCGGCCAGTACGGGGCGCGGGCTATTATCGGCAAGTGCCGTTTAGTTGTCACTGCTGGACTTCGACCATATCCCCCAAAGGGAATTTTAGAATGGACCATGAACCAAGCTTGCGTGACGGAAGAGCACCTGCGGAATTACCTGCCTTGCTATGTCTGGGGCGTCCAGGACCCCGTGAAACTTCCCGCCGCCGTGCCGCTCTCTGTCATCGGCCTGACTCGCCCGCCGCAAAGCTGGCAGTACCTCACTGACGAGCAGGCGGCGATACTGGAAAGGAGGCTCGCATGAAATACCTTTCTGTCTGCTCCGGCATTGAGGCCGCCTCCGTGGCGTGGGAATCCCTGGGATGGGAACCCGTGGCCTTTTCAGAAATCGAACCCTTTCCGTCTGCCGTACTCGCCGAGCGGTTCCCGGACGTGCCCAACCTCGGCGATATGACCAGATACCATGAATGGAACATACCAGCAATTAACCTTTTGGTCGGAGGGACCCCCTGCCAGGCGTTCAGCGTCGCCGGAAAGCGAGGCAGCCTCGCCGACGACCGGGGAAACCTGTGTCTCACCTTTTGCCGCATGGCGGACCATTTCAAGCCCAAGTGGGTGCTGTGGGAAAACGTTCCCGGAGTCCTTTCCACGCCGGATAATGCGTTTGGATGCTTCTTGGGCGCTCTTTGCGGAGCTGACGCCCCCGTCATCCCTCCAGGGGGAGGGAGGAAGCACCCCAATAGCGGTGTGGTGGCCGGACCAAAAAGAACCGTGGCGTGGAGGGTGCTTGACGCCCAATGGCACCGAGTACCCCAGCGAAGAAAACGTGTGTTTGTCCTGGCTGTGGCAGGCGCTGGAAACTGGGCCAGTGCCGACTCGCTTTTACCTGTCGGCGAACGCGTGCCGGGGAATCTTGAGGCGTGCCGCCAAACGTGGAAAGAAGCTGCCGGAAATGCTGGAAGCCGCTTTGAGGGCTCGCATTGGGACGGAGGACGAGTCCACCCCACCTTGTTCGCCCACAAGTCAGGAGTCGGCATGAGCGACCAGGAGATTTTCAGGCAGCGGGGGGCGTACCTGGTGCCTGATGTGGCGCCCTCTGTCACGTCCAAATGGGCGAAAGGGACGGGCGGACCAGCGGGGGACGAGTGTCAAAATCTGGTAGTATTTGAAAACCACGCCCAGGATTCCCGCGTCCGAGAAATGGGAGATGTCTGCTCCACCGTGTCGGCCAAGTACGGCACGGGGGGCGGCAATACACCGATTGTGGTTTTTACCCAGAACGACGCGGGACGGGACGCCTCTATTGACGTGGCTCCGACATTGCGGAGCGGTCATGGCGGCGGAGCCGTCAATCAATGCGTGTGCCTGCCTGTGGACATACGCAACGCCATACGGCAGAGCGATAACGACGTGACCGGGAAAGGCTGGGGAGACGTGGGAGATCCCATGTACACCCTGACGGCGGGCGGCAAGACTCCGGAGGTGTGTTATGATCAAGGCGTTATCAACACAGGGTACGGTTTTTTCAGGTATTCGTCCATTACAGCGACTTTAACCAGAGACTGCGGCAGTGCGTCCCACGCCGGCGTGACGTTTGTTCAGAGCGGCTATGTCGTGCGTCGTCTGACGCCGCGGGAGTGCGAGCGTTTGCAGGGGTTCCCGGATGACTGGACATTGATTCCGTGGAGGGGCAAGCCCGCCGCGGATTGTCCGGATTCCCACCGCTATAAGGCTGTGGGAAACAGCATGGCCGTGCCCGTCATGTGGTATATCGGACGGAGAATTCAGATTGTGGAAAGGAGGATGGAGGCATGAAAGCCATTCTTGACGCCTGTTGTGGTTCCCGCATGTTCTGGTTTGACCGCCGCCATCCCGATGTGGTGTTCATGGACCGTCGGGAGGAAACGCACATGCTTTGCGACGGGCGAACCTTGGAAATCAAGCCGGACGTCGTCGGGGACTTCCGGGAGATGCCTTTCAGCGACGGGACGTTCCGCCTTGTCGTGTTCGACCCTCCGCACCTGATTCACGCCGGGGAATCGTCCTGGCTGGCCAAGAAATACGGAAAACTGGATCGGAAGACATGGAGGGATGATTTGAAGGCCGGATTCCGGGAGTGTTTCCGGGTTTTGGAACCGGGCGGCGTTCTGGTGTTCAAATGGTGTGAGGATCAGGTCAGCACGGCAGAAGTGTTGAAGCTGGCCAGCCATGAACCTTTGTTCGGGCACCGCCGCGGGAAGACCGTCTTCCTGGTATTTATGAAATCTACAACCCCCAACTGACGCTTTTTTGATATGCCAAATAGAATAATCAGAGAAGGGATTTTAACCAGCGAAGCGGTTAATTCTCTGAGCTGGGAAGCGGAGGTATTTTTCCGCCGCTTGCTCTCCGTTGTAGACGACTTTGGACGTTTTGACGCCCGTTCGTCTGTTCTACGCTCTGCCCTGTACCCCTTGAAACTCGACTCCATGAGGGAGGATTCCGTTCAACGTTGCCTCAAATCCTGTGAGGCAGCCCGGCTCGTCGTCCTGTACTCCATCGAGGGAAAAGAATATCTGGAAGTGACCAACTTCCGGCAACAGGTACGGAGCAAGAAAAGCAAATACCCTGCGCCTGATGCACATATGCGCAGCACATGCTTAGCAGATGCGCAGCATATGCACACTAAGACGGAGTCGGAGACGAAGACGAATAATACCCCCTCTACCCCCCTTCCGTGCACCGTGGAAGAAGTCGAAGACCATCTTCGGGCCGCGGCCTTTGCGGGGCGTGTGCGTTTAACCCCCGACCAGATACCGGACTGCGCCACAGCCTACTGGGGAAGCCGGGATGCCGTCAACTGGACCCGCAACGGCATCCCCGTGACTAGGTGGCAGTCTGATGCCGTCAGCTTTGCCATCAGCTATGCCTCCAACCATCCGCCGCCCCCTGGGAACGGAGACAAAGACCCTTACAGCAACTTTGAAGAACTTTAACAATCAACAATTTCAAAAAACATGATCGACTCTCAGACACTCATCGACGCCGAAAAACTGGTGCTCTCCCAGGCAATGGACGGCTCCCTGGCCTTTGCGGACCTCCGGGACAAGGGCATCAGCCGCCAGACATTCAGCCTCCCGGCGCACCAGCAAATCTGGACCGCTCTGGAAACCGTCGCCGGCACGGGAGGAACCGTGGACGCCCTCACCGTCATCGCGCGCCTTGAAGCCCAGGGCCAGCTTGACGCCGTGGGAGGGCACGCCGGAGTCGTGGAGACGGCCACCTATGGAGCCCTTGCCCGGTACAAAACCGCCGCCGCCCTGGAAATGGTCACGGAAGCCGCCAAAAAACATGCGCTGCTCGCGTTTGCCTCCCGGATGGCGGAAGCCGCCGGCGATCAGCTCAAAAGCGCGGAAGAAGCCCTTGATGAAGCCGAGCGCGGCATGTCCGCCCTGCGGGACCGGTGTGGCGTCCGCCAAACCGAAACCATCCGCGGAGCCGTGGGAACCATCATTGAAAACCTGCAATGGCGCATGAACAACCCCGGAGCTATCAAAGGAATCTCCTCCGGATACCGCCGCCTGGACCTGACCCTGGACGGCCTGCAGCCCGGCGCCATGATCGTGCTTGCCGCCCGGCCCGGAGTCGGGAAAACCGCCGCCCTGGTCAACATCCTCACCAACATCTGCCTCGGGGGAACCCCCGTGGGCATGTTCAGCCTGGAAATGCCGAAATCCCAGCTCCTGGAACGCATCCTCTACGGCATGGCCGGCATCAACTCCGACGACATCCGCCGCGGCAAGCCGATGACGGTCGGACAGCAGCAGCATTTCACGGCCGCCGTCAGGAAAATCACGGCCGCCCCGCTGCACATCGACGACGAAAGCTCCCTCACCATCGACAGCATCAGAGCCCGCGGCCGCCGGATGGTCCGGGAACACGGCGTCAAATGCATCGGCGTGGACTACCTGCAGCTCATGCGTTCCACGTCCCGGCAGGCGGGCAACAGCCGTGAACGAGAAGTCTCGGAAATCTCCGCCGGCCTCAAATCCCTGGCCAAGGAACTCAATATTCCTGTCCTGGTGCTGGCCCAGCTCAACCGCGACGTGGAAAAAAGATCCGGGAACGCCCAGGGCAAACCGGTCGTTTCCGACCTGCGCGACTCCGGCTCCATTGAGCAGGACGCCGACCAGATCATCATGATCCACCGCCCCTACATGTACAAGCCCGACAAGCACGACCCCACGGAAGCGCAGTGGATCATCGGCAAAAACCGCTTCGGACGGCTGGGGCGTATTCAATTCCGCTGGACCGCGGAACTCACAAAATACGAGGAAGAACAGAATTACCCCGTCAATAAATCATGAAAAAACTGGACATTATTACTCAACCCTGCGGATCTCATGCCTTGAGAATATCCCTTTATTTGGGACCCAAGCGCAAAAGAATGAGAATTTGTATCGGATTGGAAACACACGATTACATGGAAGCCCAGCGCCGAGCATTGCTTCTTCTCCGCTATAATAAACGCCTTGGAATTTATGACCGGGAAATCCCGGAAGAATCGGAAATTACATATCCTGAAAAAACGGATGACTTACCCTTGTTTCGGGACGACAATGAAATTCAAAGCGAAAATGGTAACTCCCGTTGATATATTCCGGCGTAAAAAGATAGATGCTCGACCCATGTCCACACGCGAACGGGCTATGCTGCCCGCCGCGGAACGAGTGAATTCTATTTTTACGGCGAACGTTGAAAAAGCGCAGTTCCTGCAACGCCTCGCCGACATGCTTGACGACTTCCTGGCCGGGAAAAGGCAGGAGATCATACTTCCGGACGGCACGTCAACAACGGTGGGCGTGATGCAGGGGAAGGCCGACTTCATAGCCAAGGCCCGCGCTTTTATGGACGCAGAAGGAATGGCAGCGAATGCGGGAGACAACCGCATTACCAACATTGGCGCTCGTTCCCGCCTGTCTCTGATTTTTGACACCTACACCCGCTCCTGCTACGGCCAGGCCCGCTGGGAAAGCGGCATGACCCCGGAAATGCTCTGCTCCTACCCGGCATGGCGATTCGTCCGGCACCCGGGAGCCAGGATGCCCCGCCCGATACATGTCCTGCATGAAGGCGCCGTCCGCCTCAAGACGGACTTCCAATTTTGGGCCGTTGAGATGAATTCTCCGGCCATTGGGGGCTTCCTGCTGCCCTGGCCGCTCTACGGCTTCAACTCTTGGATGGACATTGAATCCGTTTCCCGCGCCGAGTGCATCCAGGACGGTCTGATTGGCCCCAACTGGACTCCCGGTCCGGTGGACATGTCCCGTTTCGGGGCAACGGTGCCGGAACGCCTCATGAACCGCTCTGCCTCCGTTCAAAAGATAAAAGACCCGGCCCTTGCCGCCCGGCTCCGGGAAAGCCTCAAGAAGCGTCTTGGAGTGGATGCCCTGGACAAAGACGGACGGCTTGCCATTCCGGCCCGTGAGCTTGCCCAGCGCATGCAGCGGCAGGCGGAGCAGGAAAATCCGGTAGAAATATCACCGTTGCAAATGACGCTTGATTTGTTTGAGCCTGAAAGAAAGGATTCTGCTATGGCGGGCTTGATGAAAAAAGCGGGGTTGCGTCCGCGCGGGGAGGCAACATTAGGCCAGGTGCAATCATTTTTACATGCCTTGAAAACCCGCCATCCGGAGCGGGACTGGGTCAAAGAAAAGGTAGAAAATGGAATTTCCGGTGAATTCCGTCCCATGGCAAAGGAAACTATCCGTAAAAACATGAATGAATTTATGCGGATGGTGGATCCGGAGATTCTGGAAACGTTGCCGCCGATGAGATCTGTGGACAAGGATACAAATTTTGGCAACAGAGGAAGTTACAACCCCATTACCAGAACTATTTTTTATTCCAGTGGAGAAGAGTTCGATAAGGATAATCATTTCCATGAGCTGGTGCACTGGCTGCACTTTAATGGAGAGAACGTTAAAAATAAGAAGATTGGTAATTATTTTCAGAAGAGGATCAAGGGCGAGAAGCGAGGGCGTTTGTCGTGCGGATCGGAGGGGTATTCCGATCATTTTGCCCCATCATTTGAACAAAGGGATGATTATGCCGGAAAAATTTATGGGAGAGAACCCCTCGATGGAATGCCTTACGGGGTAGAAATGCCTACGCGTCACCTTCAAAAACTGGCTTTGTCTCCTAATGAGTTTCTGCGATATTGGAATGATACCAGAGACGGTAAACATTACTGGCGTATGGCATTTTTAAGAAGTTTAACCTTACTGTTCAAATGAATAAAAAAGCACTAGAGTTATATCGGGAATATCAGTCAGGAAAGTTAGAAGTTAACGAACTGATTAGTCAACTTGCTGATTTGTGCGAAAAGGGAGAATGCAAGGTAGAAGAACTAATTGTCGCAGAAATGAAAGCCGGCATTTGTATTATACCAACTTTGGCTGACGGAGTTGAACTGGAATTGTATTTCCGTGAACATCCGAAGATGAGAGGGAAAATGTTTTTAGAATGAAGAAAAAATCCACCATTCCACCGAAGCGGACAGGACGTCCGACCAAATACACGGACGCTTTGGCGGACGAAATATGCAGACGCATTGCCGAAGGGGAAATGCTGATGCAGATTGTAAGGGATGAACACATGCCGGAACGTAAGACAGTTTATAACTGGATGAATGAGCATGACGGCTTTTTACACAACTACGCGCGCGCGTGCGAGATGTCGGCGGATGCCTTGGTGGAAAAGGGCCTGGAAATACTTGATGGAAGCAGCCCCGATTGTGCGCAGATGGACAAAAATAGAGCCGAATACCGTAAATGGCTGGCCGGGAAGAGAAATGCCCGTTACGGGGAACGGAAGTCCGTGGAACTCACCGGAGCCAATGGGGGACCTGTAGAGATGATCACGGAATGCGACGAAGCCAGAATAGCGTCCGTCATGGACAGAATTGAAGCCATCCGCAGAAAGAGGGCGGAAGAAGAGAATGGCGGAACGGTGTGATGACATAGTATCCCGGTGCCGTTTACGGCTGGCTGAATTCGCCGTTGCCGTGCTGGGGCTGGACCCCTACGACTGGCAGATCAACACCTATGAGGACATTAACGATTACCGGCGCACGGCTGTTGTAGCGGCTAACGGTTCCGGCAAAACTGTTTCCCTGGTAGGTCCTGTTGTACTATGGTGGCTGTATTGCTTTCCCCGCGGACGTGTTGTTCTAACGTCCGGTTCCTGGCGGCAGTTAAAAACCCAGCTCTGGCCTGCAATCCGTGCTTACCAGTCTCATCCGGCATTCCGGGGTTGGAAATGGAACCAGATGGAAATTTTGACTCCGGAAGGAGGCTTTACCTCTATATTTTCTACCAATGATGAACAGAAGGCGGAAGGATATCACGCGACGGCGGCAACGCCTGTCCTTTATATCGTGGATGAAGCGAAAGGCGTTCAGGACGGTATTTTTGAGGCGGCGGACCGATGCACCGTCACCCGGTATTTGTACCTTTCCTCCCCTGGTTCGGCCATGGGGAAGCATTACCGCTGCTTTCACGACGAGGCCAAAAACTGGCGGCGAACCAGGGTCACGTCATACATGTGTCCCCACATCCGCCCGGAAAAACGCGCGGAAGACTTGGAAACCTACGGGGAATCACATCCCCTCTACCGTTCCATGCACCTTGCGGAATGGACGGAAGGGGAAGACATGCTGGTCATTACTCCGGAACAACTGAGACATGCGATAGACCATCCTCCGGCGTTCAAGGCGGGTGGACAATGGGCCGCTTTGGATTTTGCAGCCGGCCGAGACGAAAATGCCATTGCTGTACGGGAAGGAACCCTTGTCAGACTGGACCAGGCGTTTAGACAATCCAGCACGGTACAGGCCCGGCGCCGGATGGCAAACCGTCTCAAGGAACTCGGCATTGAGGCACATAATGCATGGGGAGACTCGGACGGTTTGGGGCTACCTATCGTCCAGCAAATGGCCGAACCGGTTGAAAGCGGAGGGGACGGCTACCGTATTAAAGAGTTCCGGGGAGGATTGCCCGGGGAAGACCCGGAACATTACCTGAACACCATTTCCGAAGCGTGGATACTGGGGGCTCGCGACATCGTCAACGGAAAGATCCGCATTGATGAACTCGACCCGGTCACATTCCGCCAGATGACTACACGCCAGATGGAATGGGACCAGAAGGGCCGCCTCCGCGTCATGTCCAAAGAAGACATGCGGGGAAAGGGCTTGCATTCCCCGGACCGGGCCGATGTGATTTTCATGGCTATTTGGGCCGGCCGTTCCTCCCGTGGCATTTGGACGGAGGAAACGGATGTGTACACGCCTCCGGACACGGAAGACTGGTATCATGACTCCTGGACGGAAGGTCCTGTCTCCTGCGAAATCTGAAACACATATCCAGCCCCGACTATTTACGGATTTGAGGATTGCCGCATCATATTTTCATGAGGCAAGCCGCCAACTACAACGTACACGCCACGGAATCCCTGCCGCAGTCTCTTGCGCTGCATTTTATTTCTCCATCCGGTGAGGATATGGACATCAGCGGCATGACGCTCCGCGGCGCGGTGGTACAGGATGGAGTGATCATGCTGGACTGTGCCGTTACGGGGGCGAGTACGGCATTGGTGACATGGCCGAGGCTGGCCGCCGGATGCGGCGCTTATGATATTTTTCTGACCGACGCATCGGGAAAAGAATACCCCTTGTTGAAGGGATCCGTGCATGTAGTGTCCCGCGTTACGCCTCCGGATGGAACGAATGAGGCCGCGGCCGTGGCCGGCGCTCTTGATGTCTCCATCCCCGAAACGGAAGACGGCTCCGTAACCATTGTGGAAAACCCGTCCATTGTGGTCGAGGAACTTGTACGACAGGCCGAAGCGGCCCGGGATGAAGCAACGCGGCTTGTGGAAACGCTGGAAGGACAGGTGGAAAGCGGGGAATTGGTCAATGAGGCTGTAGCAAATAAATTGCCGGGAGCTCTCAAGGAGGCGGGCGTGGAATTGGCCGCGGCAACCGGGCAATCCACCTTGTCCAGCGGAGATGCCGCCGACACCTGGACCATCGTCGGAGGCTACGCGATGACGTGGGGAGACGAGATTCTGGCGGGACATCTGCCCGACAGCTGCCGCCTGACGAGTATTTCCACCGTGTATTTTTTCGAGAATCCGGCCGCTAATCAATATTGCCTGCGTGTCTGGCGGCTGACGGACGGCGCTTACAGCCTGATTGGGACCTCCGCCTATGTGTCCAACCTGTCCAGCGGCCAGACGGCCACGTGGGTATTCACGCCGGGCATTCCCCTGACGCGCGGGGATGTCATTATCATCCAGGTGTGTGAGGGGATCGAGATGACGCCCTACGCGCTGGGCATGCACGCCGTCCTGACCCCTTCCGTCCCCGGACGCGGTTTGATCACGGAGGTGGCCAACCCGCCCACGGTGAACGGCACGATGGCTCCCTTGATGACCGTAGTAGTGGACTATGACGACGGCATCACCCTGGGAGGGATGGAGCTGGCCACCGCGCGGCAACTGGACAGCCTGGGACGGGATGTGCGCCAATCTTCCGCAACCGCCGAGGCTGCGGCGCGGACGGCTGGCCAATCCGCCACCACCGCGTCCACGGCTGCCGATAACGCCGCAACCTCTGCCACCAGCGCGGCCAACTCCGCGACGGCGGCGGCTAACGCCCTGGCGGCCATCCCTCAAGTGGATGCATCCGGCAACATGACGCTGGACGGCAATATCACCGCCGCGGGAGGCACGTTTGCCGGGGCCGTCAACGCCAATGGAGGTATCAACATCCCGCTTGCCGCGGGGGCGCTGACCGATATGTCAGCGGTCAACCGCCTTTACGCCGCCGGGCTGGCTGCCGTAACTGATGCTTTTTCCGTCAGGTGTTATCCGCTCCCGGCGAATTGCTCGTCTTCCAACGGGACGGTTTTCAAAACAGACATGGAACCCAATTCCCTTTATTTCAATGTCCCTCCCAATTCCTCTTTTACCGTGAAATGCGGCCTCGTGACCAACGCGAGGCCCATGCACAATTATTCCAGCATCCGGGGGTGGGTGGCTCCGGTGCGCCTTCCGGCTGTCAGCGCTAAATTCACGGCCAGGTTCGGACAGATGACAACGGTCGCGCGCATGGGAAGGGACAGGGACGCGTTTACGCTGGTGCCGGATCAGGCGGCGGGCGGCTACAGGATTGGGGAGATTATCGATATTACGTTTGATCATGTCCGGGACGCGGCCGCAGGGGGGTATCACATTCGTGTCCGGGAGATTTATTATTCCAATGCCGAGCAGAAATGGAAGATGAAGACGACGCAGGCCCTCGCGCCGGAGACGTCTTCCAATAACGGTTATCCCGTCTGCGTGTACGCGGTGGTTTACGAGCAATACCAGGACGGAGGATATGATACCGAAGACAGGGGAGCGTTGTGGCTGCTGCATGGCGGGAATTCCACCCGCGGCTGCGTCAAGATCGCCACGGTGAGGGGAGTCCATTGCTTTGAGAATATTTATCCCTTTTCCGGATATTATCTTGATATGGAGAATGCCAACAGCTGGGCGTTGGCCGGAGCGTTCCTTCCGGCGACGATGCACTTGCATTGCAATAATGTCAATCCGGCGTATTACGGGTTTTCCTCCATGGAGAGCAATATCATTGTCTCCGAGGCGGTGGAGGATTTTGTTGACCCGGAAGCCGAATAAGAAACGACGGAAGAAACGACTACCGAAGATTGAGCATGAATAATTCAGAGATACAGATACAGTTTCCCCGGCCCGGCGAGTGGGGAGAATTCACCCTGACGGCCATTTATCAGGACAAGGGCGGTTATAGACCTCCGGCGCGCTATACGCAGGACGAGATACCAGCGGAACAGACCCCGGCCATGGCCGCCGTCGTTGCCGCTCTGGTGGAACTGGGCGAGGACTGGCAAGCCGTCCAGGTATGGGCAAGGCTGGGAAAAGATGTCCTGACCCTTGCGGAGGATGGTGCCTATACAATGATTGATGCGGTGTCTTTGACCGTTGAGGCCGTCAATCCGCAGGGCGGGCGCAGGGTGTTCACTTCCCGCGACTACCCGGCTTTTATCATCACGGACCCCGCCGCCGTGGAGTTTTTCAAGCATTTCACTACTAAATAATATGAGCACGAATAAAGAAAAAGTGAGTTGGCTGACTGGTCTCCTGACCGGTTGGGGTATCAAGGAGAGTTGGGCAAAAGTCATTGCCGGAGCTGTGATTGGGGCCCTGGTTGCCGCGGGGATTCTGACGCAACCCGGCTGCGGTCATTCCGTGGACGTGACGCCGGGCCGAACCGAGGTATGCAAAGACGGCTCCTGCCTCGTCATTGAGCAGGGGCATATCTCCTATTCCCAGGCCCAGCCGGAAACGGACGTTCCGCCCGTCGTGCAAGTCATCCCTTCCAAGAAATAAGGCCATGTGCAAACCCCTTAAAGAATATTTGGCCGTTGTGCGGGAATATAAGGATACGATTGTGATGTTTATCGGCATCGCGGCGTGCGTGTTCGTGTATTGCGATTTCCGCGCCCTTGCCGCTACACAGGCGGAGACGGCCGCCAAAACAGCGGAAATCCTGCGTACCATGGACGGGCGGCTTTCCGCCCTGGAACATCAGAGAGGAGGCCGTAGCGGTGAATAAGCTTCTGAATCCTTCCGTTCTTTTGCCGCTGATGGGGGGCAGCGGCCCGGCGTTTTTGCCGCCTGCGGAGACACGGCTGCAAGCATTGCCGCGTTCTGTTTCCCCATTGCGCGCCTTGTGTTCCTCCGATGTGCGGAACGCTGACCAACTGTAAAGTTTTTCTTACAAGTTCCCTTTAGTTAATAATCAATAGTTTCCGCATGCCTACCCTGTACATACTCATTGTGGACGAACCCGGAAAGGAGCAGTGGATGAAAATTTTTCTTACCGAAAGAGACGCCGCTTTTTTCCTGGCTCAATTTAATGAGTGGCATTTGCATGCCAAGTGTCATTGCTACACCGTGGAAGGCAAGCGGCTTGTGCAACTTATCGACAATCTGAACGAATGAATACTACAGAAAGAAAGATGGCTGCGGCTATCCTCCGGTTTGAAGACAGCCGCGTCACCGGGCCAGATTCCCTGCGCGTTTCCCGCCTTCCCGCCGCCGACAAGGGCGGCAAGTGGGAGATTTGCGGCATTTGCGACGGTATTGAACCGGCCGTGTTTAACAGATTGAAGGCCCTGCTGGATGCCGGAAGACGTGAAGAGGCCTGGGAAGGTTGTCTCCAGTACGTCCTGGATAATACCGCCGCCGTGCGTTCCTGGCTGGGTTCCGACGCTTATCCTGGCGTTGAATTCATCCTGCGGGATCATTTTTTCAATTCCGGGAGCAGGAATACCGGGAAGATTTTGCAGCGCGCGCTGAATATTCACGGCGCCGGGCTTGTGGTGGACGGGATTGTCGGCCCCAGGACCCGGCAGGAGTTGCAGGACCAGCTGGCCGCTACGGGTGAAGCGGTGTTCCTTATCGCCCTGCAGGAGAAGCGTCAGGCGTTTTACCGTTCGTGCAAGCAGTTTTCAACCTTCGGGAAGGGCTGGCTGAACCGCTGCGACGATGCGTTCAGCGTGGCGCAGGCTCTCGTTTAATTGTTACCTCACTCCCCTTATGAGCAAGAAAACCCGCAGCCAAAAGGCCGCCAGGAAAACCAAGACCGCCGACTTTGAAATTTTCGAGGATCGTTCCCCCCAGGAGAGAGGGTATCTTGGTTTTTACACCAGCATCACGCCCCGGGTGCTGAAAAATGCCCGCGAGAGCATTCAGACGGGTAATATGCTCGACTTGGAACGAGTATTTCGCTCGATGAAAATCGAATGGCCTCGGCTGCGGGGAAACCTGCGGAAGCTCCGCGAAAAGGTTCAGGCATTGGAACTTACCGTGTCTCCCTGGGCCGAGAAAGGCAAAAAGCCGACACCAACGGCCAGTCGGTACGCGGATCTGGTGGAATCCGCCCTGTATTGCTGCCGGCTTGAACAGGGAAAATGGGAACTGGACCTGAACGGATTGATTGGAGCCCTGGCGGAAGCTCCGGAACGCGGCGTGGGTGTGCTGGAAATCATGTGGAACCCCGGCCATATCCGTGCGCCCCGCGCCTATTGCCCCATTCCATCCACATTTTACAAATGGTCCAGCTACCCGGCTCAAATCGACCGTCTTGTACTATGTCCAGACGGAGTAGGGTGCGGTCCCGAAATGGAATTCCCCCCCAACAAATTCATTGCGTCCCTCAACTGCGACGGGCTTGACCATCCTGTTTACGGCGCCAACCTTCTGGCCCTGGTCGGCTGGTTCGGCGCGGCCAAATTCGGATTATCCTGGTTCATGGAGTTCTGCCAGATATTCGGATCCCCTCTGCGGCATGGAAAAGCATCGGGAACCCTGGCGCAGAAAAAGCTATTTGACCAGATGGTGAAATTCGGACAGACGGGCATCCTTGTAACGGCCCCGGATGCGGACGTGCAATTTCACGACGCCGTCAAGGGAGGCAACCAGCTTCCGCACCTGAACATGATCGAAGAGGCCAACAAGGCATGCGATATTCTGATTTTGGGGCAAACCCTCACCAGTTCCGTTTCCAGCACGGGCGGCAATCGCGCCCTGGGCGAAGTGCACGAAAATACGGAAAACCAGGTTGTTCTAGCCCGCGGGAAATACGTTGCCGGCGTCCTCAATCAGCAACTTGTCCCGGCCATCCTGGAACTTAACCTGGGAAGACGCCCGGAACATCTGCCCGTCATCTCTTTTAAGGACCCGTCCTCCGGAATGAGCTTGGCAAAACTTGACTGGGTGGACAAGGCAACCAGGATTGTTCCCGTCGCTGAAGAACAGGTTTACGACTGGCTTGACATCCCCATGCCCGAAGAAGGGGTGAAGCTCTATCAGCCTCCCTCTTTTGGGAGCGCCGGCTTGGAACCGGGGGAAATGGATGACCTGGACAGGGAATCCCTAGTATATGCGGCGCGTAAAAAAAAACGCTAAAGCACATTGAAGAAATTAACCGGATTGCCTCCCGTGTCGGACACCAGACGGATCAGGCGGCTTATGAACTGACCTCCGGTGTTGCCGGATTCATGGAAGCCCTTATTGCCTCCGTCGAAGCCGGAGAAGACCTGGAAACAGTCATCCGGTCCGCCCGTGAGCTGGTTCCGGATCTGTGGGACGAGATAGATACATCCCTGCTGGAAGATCGCCTTGTCAAGGTTCAGCATGCCGCTCTTAAAGCCGGCTGGAACTCCATGCGCGAATCAAAAACAACCGCCGAGAAAGAATGACGGGCATGAACATTGAAATTGACATGAGCGGTTTTGACGCCGCACTTGACGATGCCATGAAGATAGCCGCTCCGGAAACGCTGGAATCCGCGAACCGGGAAAGCGGCGAATACCTGCGGGACTATCTGGCGTCCTGGTACGACGGCAAAGGGCGGGAACACTGGATCAACAATTCTCTTCCTACGCACGGTCCGGGGCGCATGTCGACAGGCTGGTTTTCCAATATTGCCCGTAAATGGTTCCTTTCCTCTGCGGATGCTTCCGGAGCGGTTATCTCCAATCCCGACGAGGACGGATCCCTGCGGCATAAAATAAAGGGAGGGACAATTACGGCCAAAAATGCCGGGGCGTTGACTATTCCCCTTGTTCCGGAGGCCCACGGGCGCCGGACGGCTGATTATCAATCCGAAATCGGGGAATTGTTCACCATCCCCAACAAGAACGCCCTGTTTGAAGCCGTGGACGGCGGGGGAGTGCGTGCGGTGTATGCCCTGCGCCAATCCATCACACAGGACCCCTGGCCGGACGCCATCCCGATCGGCGAAGAACTGATCAGCGCCTATGGCGTCAAGCTCATGGACGTTCTGGCGGCGTCTCTTGATGCCTGAAACACATATCCAGCCCCGACTATTTACGCTTTTCCGTTTCATGCCATGCTTGAGGCATGGATTTTGAATTCAACGTTCCTCTTGCGTTTGGCGACGCTCCGGCCTGTATCGTGTACATGCCGGAGGGGGAACATTTCATCAATGCATCCATTGGAGGACGGCAGAAAGTGATTGTGGACCGCTCCTGCCTGGAGGCTTTGCAGCGGGACCTTGCGTTGAAGCTCACTCAAAACGTGCGGCCCGTCTGTTACTTTGACCACAAGACGGGGCCCGCCTCCTTTATTCCCGCTTCCTTTGACTACATGGACGGCGTGGGCGTCATCCTCAAGGGGGAATGGACGGAAAGCGGCAGGAAATCGGTGCTGGGGCGTGACTACAGCTATTTTTCTCCGGCATTCAGGCTCAACACGGCAACCTGCCGCCCTATAGGTCTTGAACCGGATGACATTGAGGTGGGCTCTCTGGTGAATGACCCGGCCTTTGAGAATATTGCCCGCATTGCGGCCGGCAAGGCCAGACTTGAGAATTTCACGGTTCTTGAACCGGACATGCCTTTGAATGGCGGCGGAGAGGATACCGGTGCTGTTCATGACCAAACAAATAACACACATACAACAATGTACGAACTACTGGTTAAATGCGGTGTCCTCACCAAAGAGGAAGCCGCATCTGATAAGGCCGGCAAGATCGCGGAGGACAAAATCAACGACCTGAAGAAGAAATCCGAGGGCGGCGAGAAGTCCAGAACGGAACTTGAAGCGGCCCGAAAAGAGGCGGAGGACGCCAAAAAGGAAGCGGCCTCCTGCAAGGCGGCCAAGGCCAGGCTGGACGAAACCGAAGCCAAACTGAAAGCGGCGGAAGCCGAGCTTGCCGAGGTGAAAGCCTCCAAGGCGGCTCTTATCGACGCGGAAATTGAAGCCGCCATCAAGGCCGGCAAGATTGCTCCGGAAGATGAAGATGCCAAAGAGGCCCTGAAGACCGCTCTGACGGCCAATATCAAGGCCGGCAAGGCTCTGATCGCCTCCATCAATCCGAACCCCGCTTTTACGACGGTGGTCGCCGGCAAGGCCAATAACGGCAACGGCGGGAATGAGCCTACCGGACGTGACCGCATCATTGAAAACATCAACAGGGAAAAGAACTAAGCCATGTCATTTTTGACTCTACTGGACATTCAGAAACGCAATGGTTCGGCATCCGACATCGGATTGATCGAAGAAGTGGGATGCTCCGCCCCGGAAGTAACGCAGCTTGCTTCCGTGGTGGGCTCCAAAACCATCATCAAAACCTATGTGCGCACCGGTATCCCCCGGGCCCGGTTCCGCCCGGCCAATGCTCCCATCGGATACACGTCCTGCACTTACGAATCAAGGAACGTGGAACTGTTTCCCATTTCCTCCATCGTTTTTGTGGATCATATTACGTTGGAAAGCTCTGACGACGGGGAAGCTGCCGTCCTGGCCGATGAAGCTTCCGGTATTACGGAGGGGGTGTTGCTTTCCCTGGGAGCCCAGGGTTTTTACGGAACGAAAATCGACAAGAACGGCTTTCCCGGGCTTCCCGATTTCATTGACGACACGATGATCATCAGCGCGGACAGCTCCAAGGCCGCCGACAATTACGACGGAACGTCCGTATTTGCCGTTGTGGAGGGTCCCAAAGGCGTGCATTGGCGCTGGGGCCGCGACAAGGGAATTACTCTTGGCACGTTCAAGGATGCGCTTATTCCCGGCAAGGATCCGGAAACGGGCGAGCAGGGCGCCATTCCCGGCAAAGCTGCCGATCTGACCGCCTTTGTCGCCCTGGTCAACAACTCCAAGCTGTCCGCCGCACGCCTGAAAAATATCGGCACCGCTGAAGGAACGACGCTGGATGACGATAAATTGGCGGAACTGCTGGCTTTGTTCCCGGCGGGCGTCCGCGTAACGAAATTCATCATGAACCGCATGGCCCTGGAGCAGCTCCGCAAGAGCCGCAAGGTGGTGAGCGTTTCCGTGGACGGCGGCAAGGCGGGAGGGGATTCCTCCGGATCCGCCCCGATTCCGACCCACGCCCACGGCATCCCGATTTTGGTGACGGACTCCATCGTCAACAACGAAAGCGACCTGTCCTCCATCACGGGCATTTCCCACTGGGGCAAGCATGCGCCGAAAAAAGTGAGCAACCGGAAGAACCAATAAAACGGAAAGGAACCTTAGACAGTGAACCCTATCAGACACACCCGCAAGGACGAATTGCTGACGGCCCGGATGAACATGCCGGGCACGGGCAAGACGGCCTATTCCGAAGTGCTGGATGCGGGACAGACGGGCGGCATTGATGAAATGTCCATCGTCATCGAGCACGAAAACCTTCCGTCCCTGGCTGCCGGAAAGAAGATCACGCTGACCCTGGAAGCCTCCGGGGACGGCGATAGCTGGGCCGAGGTGCCGGGGTTCTCCCTGGCTCCCACGGCGGGAGAAGAAGCGGGAGCTCTTGCGAACGGCATCGCCGGACGGGCTCCCTATGGCATGGGACGCTACATCCGGCTCAAGGCTGTGGCAGACGCCGCCAGCGGCGACAATACCGCCGCCAAATGTGAACTCTCCATCCGCGTGTAATCGTCATGGCGCTGGTCCAGATCACGGAAAACACCCTGCGGGCCTTCCTGGCGGACGCCGAAATCGCGGCGTTTGACTCGGCAGGAGCGGAAGGGGATTCCCCGGAACGGGCCGGCGCCCTGATCAGGACGACGTGCAACCTTGTCGCCGGAATCGTTAATTCTTCCGGGAAATATCCCGTCCTGGCGACAGGTCAGGACAGAGTGCCGGAAGAACTGGAACACCCGACGCTTGTCTGGATCCGTCACGCCATGCTGGCCGACTTGCCCGACATGGGCGATCTGGAAGGATCCCCCCGCGCCAAGCAGTACAGCACGGCCGGCGAGATTTTCCGGGCCGTTCGGGAGGGCAGGTTTTATCTTGCCCCCTACGATTCGGAAAGTGACGGCGCAGAGGTGTACGGAGCCGGACAGCCCTATCAGAACTGGTGTGAACTATGAGCGCTTTACCTGCAAGCCCGCGCATCGCCGCGGGGGAAAAAATCTATCGGAAGATCGTGGCTCTGTGTGCCCGTTACAACGGCGGGAAGGATCCCGGCATTGTCATGCGCGGTTGGGACGCCGACCTGAAAACCCTAATTACTCAAAAGCTGTCCAGGCTGGGAATCTGCGTGCTGGTATGTGCCCCTAAACGAAAACCCCTGCAGGAACAGGGCGGCCCGAATGCCGTCATTCTGACGACCAAAATCGTCATTGAAAGCAATCCCCTCCTGAAAAAATCCGACGCAACCGCCGTCCTCGGCTGGGATGCGGACGATCTGTCCGACCTGCTCGCCATCGGGCTTGACGGGCATCGGGAACCGGGCTGGCTCACCTGCATGAAGCTCAAAGTCACAGGCACGGAGTCAAGCCGGGTGCAGATGACCAACAAGGCTGTTACGCTCACCCTTGAACAAACCACCATATTGAAACATGGCAACTAAACCCACCACCGCCGCGGCCCAGGAGGCCGCTACTGCTCCGGCGCCCCGCATCGTCAAATGCCGGGTGGCCGTCAACAAGCTGGAACTCCCTCACGGCATCGCCGCGCGGGGAAAAATCGTCCACATCCCGGAAGACGTGTACAAAGTCCACGCCGACGCCGGGAAAGTGACCTTTATTGACTACGTAAGAAGCTAACAACCATGTCAGAACTCTACAACAAGGAAATGCTGGTCGGCACCTTTCTCGACCTGTGCCCGTTCGGAACGACAGTCACGGCCGAAAGCGGCACGGACACGGTGGACGAGCATTTCAAGCCGGCGAAGGACTCCGACGCCTGGATGATTGCCAACGAAGTCATCGACTACAAAATCACGCCGACCACGGAAGACGACGCCCGCACGGTATTTTCCCGCGACACGACCTCCTATGTGACGCGGAAGAACACCAAAGTGACGGGCAACACCATCGAGATTAACTCCACGGAGGTTAATCCGGTCTGCTGGCAGGTGATTTACCAGTGCGACAGGCTGGAAGCCGGGAAGGAAGTGCAGCCCTTTTCCCGGAACATCTACGGGCAAAAGGTATGGGCGCGCCTCACCAAATACCAGGAAGACAAAAAAGAAATGATGGTCCTGGAAGTCGCGGCGCTGCTCAAGGTGGAAATCCCCACGGAAAACAACAAGCTGATCACGCCGAAATTGACGCTTGAAGTGATACCGTCCTCCCTGAATTCCCTGACGCCCACGGAAGAAATCGCCTTCCCGGCCTCCGCCGGGGCATGACAGCCGGGGCCGCCCCTCTGTTTGCATGGGGAGGGGCGGCCCCTGTTTCCCCCACCATTATTGAGGCATGGACACGACCGTATCTCCCTTTTCCATCACCTTTGACGGGCGTGCCGTCGTGCGCGCCGGGGAATTCCTGCTCGACTCCCTGCCGGAACACGCTTTCCCGGTGCAGTTCGGCACGTCCGCCACGCCGATCATCAACAGCCCGTTCCCCAGGCTGGACGCATTCGGCAACCTGTCCCTGTCCTTCACCATCTCCACCGTGCGGGAATGCGCCTCCCACATGGACGCGTGGAGCGCCTTTTACGAATGGCTCAACGAATGGAAAACGGCGGGGAAGGGGGAATGGACCTGGACCGACGCCTGCGGCCGTGAACAGCGCTTTGAAGCCGTCATCGCCGACGCCGAGCCGAAGGTTCAGGGCCTGCGCCTTATTGTCTCCTACAACTTCACCCTGGGCCGCCCCCTGTGAAAACCCTTGACGTATCTTCCTCCGACTTCCTGGACATGGCCGAAAGCCCGTCCTACAACCGGCTCTCCTTCGGGGGAGCCTCCGTCTCCTTCCGCGCGCCGGTCTCCCGGTTTGCCTCCTGCCCGTTTGAAGAAGGGGAAATAGTGAAAGTCGTCTGGCGCGGGAAAACCCTGCTCATCGGCCCGGCCATCGACCTGGAACACTCCCTTGAAGGAACCTCCGAGAGCTGGGACATCAGGATTTGCGATTACTGGTGGAACCTGAGCAACATCCAGTACTTCGCGAATGGCCGCGCCAACGGCATCTTTGCCGAATACCGCCGAGGCACAGGCGGAAGCGGTCAGGAAAAACAGGCGACCGCGAACATCCGGGACGCCCTCTCCGGAGTCCTGGACCACGCCGTCAGCACGGCCCTGGTCCCCATCAAATACGACCTCCGGATCGACAAGGATGCCGAAATCATTCCGTTTGCCTACGCGTCGGAAACGTATGCCTCCCTGCTTTCCAAGATCCAGCAATGGCGCCCCAACATGGCCGCGTGGTTTGAATACGGCGCGGATGACTCCGCCACGCTGGTCATTGCCGACCATGCCCATTTGCCGGATGTCGTGCTCGACCTGTCCGCCGTGGACGTAAGCGCCCTGTCCCTCAAGGCGCGTCCCGATCTGGTGCCTCCGGCCGTGGGGTTGACCTGCAACGCCTCCGTTGTTTCCCGGGTTCAGCGCGCGCTGGCCGTCTATCCCTCAGGCGCCTCCCTGTCCCAACCCTATGTGGTGACGGCGGAAGTGGACGTTCTGGGCGGCGTCAAGGTCTCCGACACTGCCGGGCAATACAGCCCTGTGGAAACGGACTCGCTGGGTTACGACGCCCCGCGGATGATTGTCCGGGGAGACAAATTCCCGACCGGCACGGCCCAGTGGGCGGCCCGCGTCAAACGCTGGGCTCCGGCCCTGGAGGATTGCGCCGGCCTGGAAGTGGTGGCCAGTCCGAAAATCACGTCCATCACGCCGGCTGACGCGGAACACCGGGGATACAGCAGCGCGGCCATCACCCACGAACTGACCTCCGGCCAGATCAACGGAAAGAGCGCGAGAATCAAATGGGGCAAGGTCCGGGTGGATTTGCGGGTGCGGGCGACGGATCCCCCCGACACGGTGAAACAATATTTTCCGGAATACGGCGGAAAATCCGGAACCGGGGACCGCTGGATCGGAACATTGACGTTTGAAGTGACCACGACGAATGTCGGCTACGCATCCTACCGGGTGGACAGGGCAGGGACGGTGGAAAGTGTGTCCGACGACGGCGGAAGCTCCGGAGACGACGAAACATCGGGCAGCTACGACACCTCCGCACTGTATAAAAATTTCCTGAAATCCTACTACGAAGTCACCCGCGCGTTGCCCTATGACGGATCCGCGACCGTCCACGACGACTTTGACCAGGTCTGCGGGGGGCGCCTCTCCATCACGGGAGGGTTGAAAGAATGGGAAGCCATGCGGTCCGTCATCCAGGAAATATCCCTCGACCTTAAAACGGGAGTTTCCGACGTGACGGTGGGGGCCCCGGAACAGATCTCCCTGCAGGACTCCATCGACCGGAGCCGGCAGCTTGCCGAGGCGCTGCGCCGGACGGCCTGGGCGGATTCGTCCACGTCCGCCGGGGGCGGTTCTTCGGGCGGAGGATCCGGCAGCGGAGGCGGAGGCTCTTCCGGAGCGGACGATGAAGTCCCGGAGCTTCCCAGCGTCGGGCCGTCCGTAAAACTGCTGCAGGCCCAGGAGCCTCCCGCGTGGGGAACCAGCGCCGTCGAGGTGGGATTCCAATGCCGCCTGTCTTACGGGAGCGACGGCAAGGTGTCCGACGCCTACATCCGCCAAGGGAAGGCTATCTATGCCGGCAACTATATCGGGGGGCTGCTTCCGGAGGGGGCCGGTTCCGGGGGATGGGTGAAAAGCCCCGTCACCTCCGGGGAAATCTGGCTCAAGATCCGGTTGGACAAGGACGCGAAATATCTCGGATCCTCTCTGTCCGCCGCGGGCGGCGTCTCCGACCCCGTCAGGCTCGCGGAGGAAGACCGGGAAACCCCTTATGAATATTATTTCCATCTGGCCACCATCGACGGCAACAAGGTGGTGCAGCACCAGGCGGGCACAGTTTATCTCCTAATCCACCCGGGAACCTTCGGCCCCTCCGGAATGTCATGATCAGGATATACACCTTCACCTATGCCGGAGACGCGCAGGAAGCCGTGGCCTGCGTCCGGTGCGCCAGGACGGCTCTTCCGGAGGCGGTAGTTACGGTGGTGGACGACAGCGCCGCCCCGGTACCCCCGGAGGCCAGGAGGGCTCTTGTAGCGTATGGGGCGCGGTATCGCCGGAGCTCTTTCCCCCGCTGCGGCAACCTGCGCGGCCCGGAGTGCGTCCGGGGAATCATTGCCACGCTGGCCAAGGGGGCGGCGGATGGCGATACCGTCGTCAAGATTGACTCCGACACGGCGCTTCTGTCGGGCGGATGGGTCAGGGAGATGAAACACAACGGGCTTGCGCTGCACGCCGCCGGATACCGGGTCCCCCGGAACCCGTCCGAACGGTCCGCCTACGGAAATTGCTACGCCCTGAGCGGCCGGGCGGCCAGGATGGCCGCCGAAGCGCTGAGATGCGCCGCCATCCCCCCGCTCGCCCCGGAAGACCTCACCATCTGCCGGGCCGTCATGGACGTCTGCGGCCGGGAGCGTGTCCGGCTTGACGAGCCGTGGACGCCCCGGAACCGGGCCGGGCGGTGGTCCTGGTGGAACTGGGACAGCCGGACGGCGAATCCGGAGGACTATGCCCGCAGCTATGACGTGGTGAGCGTCGGCAATCCCCTGCCTCCCCACGTTCCCAAAAGCGCCCGCCGGGAAGTCATGCTCGCCCTGTGCGACGCCCGTTTGAATCCATGAATGCTTCGGCAACCACGGATATGCCCCCCTTCAACTACCCGTTGAAACAACAACAGCCAACCAAATAAAAACAATCAATAAAACCATGTCAGACAGAGACTTGAACATCAACATCAGAACGACCGCCGACACCTCCGGCGCCGACCAGACAACGGAAGCCATCAACAAGACCAGGGAAGCCGCCCAAGAAGCCGGCGGAAGCGCGGACGCCATCAACCAGATAACCGACTCCCTGAACAACGTCAAAACGGCCGCTGAAGAAACCGGCGCCGCCATGAAGGACGGCATGGGCGCGGAATATGAACAAGCCCTGGAAAACGCCAATTCCAAACTTGACCAATACGCCGACGCCCTGACCGCCGCCGGCTCCCGGATGAAAGCCGCCTTCAACGACAACCCGGGATTGACCGGGTTTATTGACGAAGTCACCAACGCCGTGCTGACCTCCGAGGAATTCAGGAAGAAGCTGGAACAGGTGGATGACGTCTTTGAAGTCCTCAACAACAAAATGTCTGATTTGGACCTTGGGGCGAAATGGGGAGATGACCTTGACGAAAACCTTCAACAAATCATCGACGATTACAACAAGGAAATGGATGCCGCCGACAAGGCCGCGGAAAAGGCGGAAGCCGCGGAGGCCCGGAAGCAGCAGGCCGCCGCCGCCACGGTGGAACGGCTGGAAGCCAACAACCGCCGCGCCTCCGCCACCTATGAAGAACTGCAGGCCGAACTGGAATCCTACATTGCCAAACTGGAAGAAGCCCGGAAGGCCGGGGACAACGTAGCCCAGGCGGACGCCCTGAAGAATATCCAGGACCTGGGACGGCGCATCAAGACGGCCGGAGATGCCGGGCAACTCACCTCCACGCAGGTCAAGGGGCTGGCGGGGCAGATTACCATTGCGGCTACGCGCATCCTGGGCATGTCCAGCGCCCTCCGCGGGGCGATCCCGTTCATTCATTTATTCGGAACCACCATCAAAACGGCGATGGGGCCGTTGGGCTGGGCCATGCTGCTGATCCAGGGGCTGACCGCCGGCATTACCGCTTTGATTGACCACTTCAAGACCAAAAGCGACGAATTGGAGCGGCAGGCGGAAGAAAAGAAGAAAAACATGGAAAAGCTCATTCAGGAGGCGAATGAGTTGAAAGCCCAATTAAACCATGAAGCGATTTTACAAACAGAGAACGATCTTACTTCAAAAATTGCCAGCAATAGAAAGATCGAGACGGAAGCTTTGCGGGAATCTGTACGGGAGCAGCAGCGCCTGATTGATTTGCAGTCCAAAATCCTTGATGAGCAGGATCGTGCCCGTTTGTTGGATGCCGAGACAGATTTTTATGATGGGAAATATGGGAATCCCAACAGTTCCGAGGCCCGACGAAAACTGGAACGCGTCCAGGAAGGCATACGAATGGATGCCAATGCCAGGCATCGAGCCGAATCGGAGGAAGCGGCTTCGTTCAACGTCAGGAGTGCAGAAGAAGAACTGGCCAAAGCCAGAGAGGCGACAGAGCAGTTGACGTCTCGCGTAGCGGCTTTCGAAAATTCCGGAATTTTATCATCTAAAGAAAGAACTATTCTTGATGGGCAGATAGGAAAGAAAGAACAGCAGATTATGGAGAATTTACTGTCTGTGGCAAAAACGGCTCGAAATGCCACTGAACGATCAGGCGGTTTTACTGGGCTGGGGCGTATATCTTCGGATGATATGCGAAAATGGATAAAAACGCTTATAGAAAATGGGGGAGATACCTCCAGATTGGATGAAAGCTGGCTGCAGAAAGGCAATGCCATGTTTGGACAGAATTTCCGTTCTGCCCGCCAATTGATGGAAGAGGTGTTGAATGCGGGGAATGGCCGTCAACAGATAGCACAACTGAACGAGCTTAAAAACAGAAGGAAAAGGTCTGATGAAGCATTGATTGACCAGGGGGGAGATTTGAGCACTGATGATTCAAGAAAGAAAGCATACAAAGTTCATGATGAGGCCCTGACAGAAGCGAGGAAAAAGCAGGTGGAGGCTATGGATGTTCAGTATGCGGCGGAAGACAACCTCGAAAAGGCAACACGGGCATTATCTGACCGACGCGCGCTTAATGCGGCTCAGGAACGCAGAGATGAAGCGCAGCAAAGAAACACGGAAGCCAAGCAAAAGAATGCTGTGAAAAAAGAGGAAGAAGACAGGATTCAAAAATTGGCAGAAGTGCAGATGAGAGAACAGCAGGAACAATTGAAGAAAAAAATCCGGGAACAGGAAAAGAAAGAAAAAGAACAGGAACAACAATATAAGGAGTCTCTCAAAAATCCGGATTTATCCCGGCCTGGTCAGAAAAGAGGTGTTAAAGAAGCTCTCAATAAAGTAAGTAAAGAATTGGCTCCGGAAATTCGGAAAGCCATGGCTGACGGCAAAATTAGTACGGAAGAAAGCAAGGATCTTAGTCGTCAATTTATTGAAGCTGTTAAAGCCCAGGGCATCGCCTACAGGGGAAATTTGGAAACGCTCACAAGTTATTTCCAGGAAACTCTGAATATCATTCAGCAGCAGGCAGTAAATGCTGCTGAAGCTCAAAAAACAACTGAAAGTTTGAAAGCCCAGCTTGAGTCAGTGAAAAAGCAGGTGATTACTATCCAGCGACAGAGGAAGAACAGCAGGTGAGATGTGTACAAAAATGGCGATTACGATAAGTAACCGCCATTTTGAAAATGCTTGATAGTTTATTTATGATTCGTATCTGTTTGAAAAGCAAAAAGACAGAAAAGATAGTAAAGCAAAGAGACCTATGATAGCGTATCCTGTAAATTGTGCATTATTTTTGGCAGAATGATGATTTTTGATCAATTCCGTCTTAGCCCTACTAAACCCTTGGCGTTCTTTTTCCCAATTCCTTATAAGTTTGGCTTTTTTCTCTTCTGCTTCATCGAAAGAATTCTGTAATTCTTCCAACGTTTTTTTATGGCTGTCAGCAAGTTTTTTTAGTTCTGGATCTGCATCGTCAATTTCAGCTACAAATTCTTTGGAATCATCTAAATTAGCATTTATCGGTTTATTATGAGGTGAATTTTTATCCATAAAAGCCTCTTCCGCTCTATCCATTTGAACCAGTTCGTTTTCCATATTGGAAATGGATTCCATAAGTTTCTGATTTTGCAGATTAACGGCTCTTGTCAGGGATCGATGTTTCTTGATCATAGCTTCCTTGGCTTCTATGATGGCATAACTTGTCCCTCTTCCTCCTGCTTTGCCCCAAGCAAGACGATCAGAGGCTTGCCTTCTCATTTCATCTTCCCTTTTAGCTATATTATTTCTATCTTCGCTGATTTTATCCGCCAGTTTTTGGTTGTTGGAAGCTATCTGTTCCCTGTGTTCTTTTAACAACTTAGCGATTTCCGCCCTGCGCGTTTTAAAAGTTGCCAGGGTTGTTTTCCATTCTTCCGCAGTCAGTTTCCTTTTGGCTATAGCTGCTTCCAAAGCCGCTTTTTTTCTTCGTAGAGATCTTTCTGCATTTTGCTGGTTTATTTGAGCTTCCCTTTCCCTTTCCTTTTGTAAAGCTGATATCTTTTTTTGGTAAATGTCTTCTTCCAGATTGATAGCATTGGACATTTCATTTATTTCTCTATCCAGTTTATCAGTCAATTTCAGGACTTTTTCTTCAGCTTTTTCATATTCAGCAGCAAGAGATTCACTTTCCAATTCTTGCTGAGTTTCTAGTTTGTTGTTGTACCAAACTGAACCTATAATGGACATAATTGTCATAGTTAAGAGTAAGAAACGCATAATAGTAGTTTTTTGTTAGAACAATTTTAGATACAGAAAATCTACTTGATTCTACAAATATTTCTAGTGATGTTCAAGCAATATTATCCCCCCCCCCCCCCCCCCCAATTGATGTATAAATTACTGATAATTAGTATATTATTTTATTAAAAATTGCTTTTCCTCATCTTTGAAGCGTGCACTATAGAGAGTGCTTCACTTTTAGAATGATTGCTGAAGATATGAATTGTGAAATCATGAAATAGGTACCATGACTTTTACACATACTGGTTGCGGAAATGACACACAGTGTTATTTTTTTTGTTTGCCGAGCGACACATAGTGTTATATTCTTATGCCATGGCAACAAGAATTCGCGATATTGTTGCCTCCCTGATCCAAAACGGATTTCAGCGTACATCAGGCGGCAAGGGTTCCCATAGACGGTTTAAACACCCGTCCGGCGTTTCCGCTACCATCCCCGGGAAGGACGGAGACGATGCCAAGCCCTACCTGATCAAGCAAGTTCGCAAAAAGATCGAGGAAGCAAAAGGCAAGGGGGCGTGAGTCCCCTTGCCGATTGTCTAAACCATGGAATAAAGAACGATGAATCAGAAAGAAGAAATCAAACGGCTTGCCCGTCCTTACGCAAGGCTTATCAGATGGAGCGACGAGGATGAATGCTTTGTTGGTTCCCTGCCTGAACTGGATGGAGATTGCACCCATGGAAGCACTGTGGAGGAAGTAGCTCGAAATCTGGATGAATGTGCGGAATTGTATGTGGAAGACTGTCTGACGGATGGAACTCCCCTGCCTGAACCCCGGGTAGCGGTCATCGTACCCGGCAAGTCCCGCACATGGGCCAATGAAAACGCCATCGCCCAGCTTCGCCAGTCCCGGGGCGTCACACAGAAAGATTTTGCGCGGCTGCTGGGAGTGAGTCTTTCAACGCTGATTAAATGGGAAAGTGGTCAGCGGCGGCCTAGTGGTTCTTCTGCCCGCCTTCTGGAGCTTGTCAGCAAGCATCCCGAACTTCTTCAAACCTGATAAACCTGGCACGCCGTTTCCATACAAAAAGAAGTACGAGAAACGATAAGAAACGGGCATAAATCTTCACGTTTGAAATTCTCTGTGGCGTAATATTGGCGTAATAATAAAAATGTAATATTATAATAATAAATATATTATGTATATTTATTAGTTCTCTGTTAATCACTAGGTCGTTGGTTCGAGCCCAACCGGGGGAGCCACTAATTTTCTAAACCCTGTAATTTTAATGGATTACAGGGTTTCTTTTTTGTCTGTTTTGAGGTTGGAAAGGTGAAAAACCGCGGAAAAACAACCATAAGTGCTGACTAAATGTCATTTTTTGATTCCGTTTTGGCATGAAATTGGCGTTTCGGGGAAAATCATAAAACGCCTAAAGTCTAATCTGACGGCATGATTAAGGTGTGTACCGGCATATTCATGTTTGGACAGCATCCCGGATTGCAAAAAGGGAAACACGTTTATTTTTCCTTCAGGAAGGAAATGATGGATGTATCGTCTGCCTGGAAGATGCGGTTCCGGAAAGAGTATTGGGGGAAAGATGTTGGAACCGGAAAATGGCTCTGAGTCGTACATTTTTTCGTTCACCTAATTTTAAGCAAGTTATGATTTTTGTATCTCCGATTTTGAAACCGTGCATTCCAACGCAGCGTCTTGAATGCTGCACATAGCGCGGATGTTGCGGAGAAGGAAAGGAGGTCATGGCGCAATGCATAAGGCATTTCTGGAATGGTGTTGCTCGCTAAAAAGCGCAGGTATTTTGAGAAGGAGGGTGATGACAATAAAATTACTGAAATAATTGCAGTAAAAACATTGACCCGCCGCAATAATTCAGTAGGTTGGTATTGTTGACGGAAAATAACGGACGATAAGCTGCTGCGCATTTGAAAACATGAAAAAACATGATGTTGCTTATTTATGCAGAAATGAAGGCGTTGCAACCCTGTTTGAAAGAACAGGGGATATCCCTATGAGCTGCAAGCTGCAAGAGTGGTTTCAGGGAAAATGCATGGCTTCCGGCAATCATATCCGGGCCGACGTGTTCCCGTCCGGCAGGGGGCTGGCGGCGGATGGCGAAAGACAGGCTTTGGAAAAGTTGTGAAAACATATCTGGATAAAAATGTTTATGAGGCGGCTTTAGAACGCATAGCCTATTGTTTCCAAGAGTTTGACAATGTCCTGGTGTCTTTTTCGGGCGGCAAGGACAGCGGCGTCATGCTTAATCTCTGCTATCGTTACGCCGCCGAACAGGGCCTTCTGGATAAGCTGTCCATGTATCACCTTGATTATGAGGCCCAATATCAAATGACGACCGAGTATGTCACCAGAACATTTCTGGAGCAATTCCCCGGCATTCGTAAGATGTGGTACTGTGTACCGATCAGGGCCCAGTCCGCATGCTCCCTGGGGGAACCTTACTGGACGCCGTGGAGCGCCGCCCAGAAAAAACTGTGGGTGCGACCCATGCCGGAAAATCCCTATGTAATCAACGAAAAGAATCTGGACGTCCCGTTCCGGCACGGTATGGTGGACTATGAATTCCAGGATAAGCTTTCACGCCATTTTGCCAAAAAACACGGAAATACTGCCGTCATGGTAGGGTTGCGGGCGGATGAAAGCCTCAACAGATACGCCGCCGTTGCCCGCGGCAATAAAAGGACGTCTTATGAGGGAAGGAAGTGGATTACACGGGCTGATGCCGTGACCGTCAGCGCCTACCCTCTTTATGACTGGCGCGTCAGTGACGTCTGGACGGCTAACGCCCGTTTTGGTTTTGACTATAACCGCCTTTACGATCTCCTGTACCAGGCAGGCCTTACGATCGGGCAAATGCGGGTGGCAAGCCCGTTTAATGACTGCGCCCAGGAAAGCCTGAAGCTTTACAAAGTTATTGATCCTGCCAACTGGGCGCGCATGGTCGGGCGCGTCAACGGCGTCAACTTCACGGGTTTGTACGGAGGTACGACGGCCATGGGCTGGAAAACCATCAAACTGCCGCCCGGCCATACCTGGAAGTCCTATTATGAATTCCTGCTTTCCACAATGAACGAGAAAACGGCGGAACACTACAACAATATTTTGGAGAGGTCTAAAAAGTACTGGATGAAAGGGGGCACCGTCGATCCCGGAACTGCCGATGAAGTGCTGGCCGCCTATCCTCTGGCGACCGTGACGGGAAAGTCGGGCCGTTACGTCGACCGCGACGTCATTCAGTTTATGGGCTATCCCGACGACATGCCGGTCAGCAATTTCCGGCAGGTGCCTTCCTACAAGCGCATGTGCATCTGCATCATGAAGAATGATTACTTTTGCAAGTACGCCGGGTTCGGTCCAACCAAGGGAGCGATTGCCCGGCGCCGGGCCGCCGTCAATAAATACCGCAATATTTTATGAAAACCTCCTATCAATCCCCCGTTTACAAAATCCGGCGCGTTCCCCTGGACCAGATACGTTCCAATGCCTATAACCCGAACAGCGTAGCTCCCCCCGAAATGAAGCTGCTCTACCAGAGCATCAAGGAGGACGGTTATACGATGCCTATCGTTTGTTATAAGCTGGAGGACGGGACCTATGAAATCGTGGACGGGTTCCACCGCTGCCAGATCATGAAGACTTACCGCGATATTTACGAACGGGAGGGTGGCATGATGCCGGTGGCCGTAATCGACAAGCCTCTTGGAAACCGCATGGCTTCCACCATCAGGCACAACCGTGCCCGGGGATCTCATAATATCGCCCTCATGACCAATATTATCCAGGAGTTGACGGAGGCGGGCATGTCGGATGCGTGGATACTCAAAAATCTGGGGATGGACGCGGAAGAATTGTTGCGCCTCAAGCAGCTCAGCGGGATTGCCTCCCTGTTCCGGGACGAGGAATTCAGCCGGGCATGGGAATCGAAATAATATCAACCCGGAATCCATGAATAAATATGTCGCTCAACTGCTGGAAGTCATTCAGAAGAAAACAGGCTGTGACACGAGCGGCGCCGTGCGCTGGCTGGCGAATCAGGCCGGGGTGTCGGAAAGAACGGCATGGTACTGGAAACAGCAGGAGAAACTGAGAAAGGCAACGGAAAAGAACCTCGGCAGAATAGCCGAAGAATTGAAAAAATGAGTGAAATGCCTCACGCCATGCCATTGAATGTTGCAGGGCGCCCGGTTCTTCTTGTTTAACATGCAGCTTTTCTAAATGGCAGCATGATTGGATTGTTGGGTGCGCCGGCGGGATGTTCTTCCGCTCCCGGCACGGCAGCGAATAAAGATGTTCCGGAGCGGGGCAATGATACAGCCTGTTTACCGTTGTTCCGGACAGGTTGGAATAGGTTCGGGAATTGTGTTCCTTCATGCCGGAAAACATGATGGCCTGTTCCAGAACAGGCTGTCCACAGATGACCGCATTCATCTGTTTCCGGCCGTGTGAACAGTGCGGGAACGGTTTCTCTAAAGAGTAGTTGCATCCTGATATTTTTTGGATTATATCATTTTTCATGAAATGGCTTTTGATTTTCCTGATAAGTCCCTGCATGGCTTTTGCTGAAAGTATCAGGGGAGTCGTGATTAACGTGATTGACGGCGACACGGTCATCCTTCTGGAAAAGACGCCTGAACAAATGCGTACGCACCGGATACGGCTTGAGGGAATTGATACGCCGGAAAGGGGGCAGGACGGGTATGAAGGCGCCAAGAAATACCTGGAAAAGCTGATTTGGGGAGAGACGGTTACAGTCCGGTATACCGAGAATGACAGGTACGGCCGTATTTTAGGGGAAATATGGCATGGAAAAATGTTCGTCAACGAAGAGATGGTGAAGGAAGGATGGGCGTGGATTTATAAAAATTTTTCCGCCAGCCGGAAGCTCGTTTCTCTTGAAAGGGATGCCAGAAAGGCCCAAAAAGGCATCTGGTCTGACCCGAATCCCATATCTCCGTGGGAATGGAAAGCAGCAAAAAGAAAGGAAAAATCTAAGGGGAAAAATACTGGGGAGATCCCTTATTAAATCGTTTTCCGGGAAAATGCCTCGTTCGTGATGCTGCTGGACAGGGGATTTTCAATAAGCAGGAAAAACGGATGCTTTTAACGGCGGGCGCGGTTCAGGAGCATTTCCGTTGTGGCCTGCCCGCCTGCTCCGGTTCAAAGATGGCGGGCAGCGGAGTGTTTGCCCTGGAGCCTTGCCAGGGCCATGTTTCAGGGTTGGCGTGGTAAGGCAGGAGATAATCCACAGCTTTTTGAATGGAAGCCCCGGCGGGTGTTTTCCGGTAACGGTAGTTCTTGTCGCCCATGCGTTCTGCAAGATGCACCAGGTATCCCCATGCCTGAAGAGTGTAAACGCTGTATTGCCAGGGTTCCGCCCGTTTGAGTTCTTCGGGCTGGGATCCGTCGGGAGCGATGTGGCGGTCCATGTTGGCGAAGGCTTCCGCCAGCCATTGGGCCGCTTCATGACTGCGGCCCAGGAAGGATGCCAAATGGGCGCATTGCGCCACATAAAACAGATAATGGTTGTTGCTGCACGTGTGCGCATGCCTGCCCTGCCTGCTGGTAGTCAGCCATGTGTAATACTGGTTCAGCCACGCATCCACCTGCTTCCATTCCTCTGCCGTTAGGGCATTGGAGCATTTCAACGCCGTCAAAGCTTCCAGGAATTCGGGAATGCGGTAAAGGTCGATGATGCCTCCTCCGCCTCCTTCCGTCCGGTTTCCGGGGCGAATTTGGGCATATTTCAGATGGGGCTGCATGCGGGTTGCCGGAGCAATGAACCAGGCTTTCAGCCATTGCCCGGCCCGGGAGGCGGCCTGCGGATCCCTGTCGAGTTTATACTGCCGTCCCAGGCTGCAGACCGTGCTGATGAAAGCGGCCATCCTGCCGCTGTCGTCCATGCTGCGGAGCCGTTTGTTCTTTTTGCCGTCAATGGGTTTGTAAGGACCGTCCGGATTGGCGGGGTCCGGCCAGTAATAAAGGGCATAGCTGACATATTCATTGGTCTGCGCTTTTTCTCCGAACAGGCTTTTTTTCTCTCCAAGGGTGATGACGGGTGCGTTCAGAGGACTGCCATGCACCAT